GCATTTGATAAAGCTAAACAGTCTGGTATGTCGAACAGCCAATTATATAAGCAAGCGGGTAACTCAATCGTGGTAAATGTACTAGAAGCAATATTTAAGGAGATATTATAATATGGAAAGACCACCTATACTATGTGACACTTGTTTAAAGTCTTGCAAAAAGTTTAAAGTTACTGGGATTTGGAATTATTATGCTTGTAAATTTGTTAAAAACGAAAACCATATTAGGAGGGATAAAGAAACTATGAAAAATGAGTTCGGCAAGCTAGTTAATGCATACAGTTTAAACAAACAAAAACAAGAAGAATTAAAAACTGCTATATTAAACTCACAACGTTGGATTAAAATAAACATAGCAAATATTAGCACCAAACAACTACAAAAAATTAGGAGTATATTAAATGAAAGCAACAACTAAAATGATTGATTTTGCAGATGCTATTGCAGAAACTCTTGACCTACCACCACTAGACACTACAGATTTCGATGAGGTTTCAGAGTTCATTGATGAATACAAAAGCGAGTTCTATTATCAGCAACGGCATAACGACTAACCCTAACCACCATAAGAAAACCATTTTATTTAATTATAATTTGGTTTTTTTGCGTTTATGGGTTGTAATTTGGTGCGGTATGGTGTATACTAGGTGTAGGAGGCATTTGTTTGCTAAACCTATGCATAGAATTATTGATATAAACCTAGTAACCAAGATAGAATATTCAGAACTAGAAACGCAAGCAGATATGTTTTTATATGAAATATATTACATAAATAAACTAAAGCCACAATTAAATTCTGATGATAAGGCAATAGATGATTTAACAATAGAATTGCCAGATATTATATTTAGTTTATTTGAAACTAAGTTATGGCATAAGTGGAAAGCAATAATATCTGAAGAGAAACAAAGTAATATAGATAATAATGTTCAAGATATTGATAAAAGAACTGAATCTATGTGGTTTGCAAATATTAAACAAGGAGGCAACTAAATGGAATACATAGCAAGTTTGAGTTATGGCAAGGATAGCATTTATATGTTAGAAGTTATCAAGCAGAACAATATGCCTTTAGATAGAATTATTACTTGTGATATTATGGCAACTAATACAATACATGCTGATTTACCGCCAATGATTGAATTTAAGGTTAAGGCTGATAAGATTATTTTAGACAGATATGGGATAAGAGTTGAGCATATTAAGAGCAAATATAGTTATGAAGATTATTTTTATAAAATTAGAGGGAAAAGAGCAAAGCTAAAAAATCAAGGCAAAATATATGGGTTTCCATTTCAGATTGGTGCTTGGTGTAATTATATACTAAAAGTAGCTCCATTAAATAAAGTTTGTAAAAATAATATCTCTTATATAGGCATTGCCGTTGAAGAAAAAAAGCGATATAAAATATTAAATGATAATAAAATTAGTCCGCTAGTTTTGCATAACATAACCGAAAATCAATGCCTTAAATAGTGCAAAGATAATAACTTATTATCGCCTATATATAATAATATTACTACAAGAGGTGGTTGTTGGTTCTGCCATAATCAGAAGCTGGGCGAACTTAGACAGTTATATCATAATTATACTGATTTGTGGCAATTAATGCTTAAATGGGATAAGGATAGTCCTGTTACATTCAAGGCTAATGGCACGACAATACACGATTTTGGCGATTTATTCAAATTTCAAGACAAACAACGGACAATGTTCGACATAAAGGAGGTAACTAAATGAGTAAAACTCGTGCAAGCATAGGTTTTGGTGAGGAGTTATGGCAGAAGATAACAGTAGGTGCAGATAAGCGTGGTATAACAAAAGCTGGGCTAGTTAATATGGCAATGATTGCGTTTCTTGCTAAAGACTATTATGCTGTTATGGCTTTTAAAACTAAAGAAGAGTATGAAAATCATAAACGCATAGATGCGTTTGGGCAAGTCGCTGAAAAATGGCAAAATAATAATAAATATGTTGAATAGTCTAAACGCTGTTATGGCAAAGGAGGCAACTAATGGGAATAGACAAATTATATGCCATTCTTAGCAAGAAATATAAGCACATAATGTACGACCACCCAGTTCTTGAGGGTAGAAAGCAAATCATAGTGAGGGTTAAGAATAAAGAATATTCTATTGTGAACAAAAACGGTTCACTTGAATATGATATAGCAGAGTTTTGTAAATGTGATGTAATTGAGTTAGGCGATAATCTAAGTGGCGAAAAGATATTGAAGATGCTAGAAAAACTTACGGAGGGCAACTAATGGCTAAATTTATAGAATTAACAGTAAAGAATAATCATGGACCTGATGAAACAGGCTATGCAAATAAAGATACTGAACAAGACTGGAATAATGGTGAAGCCTTTTTGCTAACTCTAGCAACTAAGCTAAGGGGTTAGCAATGGATAACATTACAACTATTATACCCAATTTCCTTGATGTAGATTATCTTGTAGAATACCTTATCGATGTTTCAGTACAAAACAAAGTTTTAGCCATTGAAGAGCTTAAGGCTGATGCTAAATCGGCTAAGGTTTCTATCTCAGCGGTTAATAAGCAAATCAAACTTGCTGAAACTAAAATTATCCAAATACATCAAAACAAACTTAGGCAACAACACAAACTAACAGATATGCCAGAACAAATCAAGAACACTACTGGCTATATTATAAACGAATACGGTATTAAAATGTGTATGCCCAATTCAGAAGCTATGCTCGAGATATGTTCAAAGCCTATATTTATTACTGAACGGTACCAAGACATAGACACTAGCGAGGAGAAAGTCAATTTCGTATATAAAACCGATGGCAAGTGGAAAGAAACTATCATACCCAGAGAATGGATTGCAAATTCTAACAAGATTATGGAGCTTGCTAAATTCCCTACTGGCATAAACTCAGATAATTCACGCAGTATAATTAAGTATCTCAATGATATAGAATCAGAGAACCGTGGTACTATTCTAATCAAGAAAGCAGTATCTTCATTAGGTTGGACTGAGTTCGGGTTCGTGCCTTATATCGATGATGTCGTATTCGCTGGCGGTGATAATTATAACCTAATTTATAAGCGTATGAAAAACAAAGGCAATTTCGATACATGGAAACAATTGCATATAGATGCCTTAAAGTTCCCAATACCTAGAGTAGCTATTGCGTGTGCTTATGGTTCAATATTACTTAAGCCACTAGGTGTAAACGGCTTCTGCGTTCATATGTGGGGTGTTTCAGGTAAAGGCAAAACTATTGCAGAAATGTTTGCTACATCAGTTTATGGCAACAGCGATGACAAGGAGGGACTTATCCGCAACGGTGCGATTACAGAGAACGCTATCGAATCGGTTATGGGTTTTTATGGTAACTGTATGCTTGCGATTGATGAGTTATCCAACCAAACACCTGAGCAACTAACTAAACTAGTATACAAGATATCCAATGGTTTAGGCAAGGATAGGATGACTCGCAGTATTGGTATGCAGAAAGTTTCCAGTTGGAATAACATAACACTACTCAACGCAGAAAAACAAATAACCGATGCACAATCATTATCAGGTATGCTTAATAGATTAATCCAAATAGAATCCACTGAGGATGTTTTCGGTACAGACAACAACAACGATATGCGTGACATAGCAAACGCCATTAGGGAGCATTATGGGTTCGGTGCTAAACTCTTTATCGAAGCAATCGACAAGTGCGATTTCAAGCAGATTTTCAAGGATTACAAATCCAAGATACCTGCTAAATACGAAGCCAAGCAGGTCAACTCAGTGTGTGTATTACTAACCGCTTATCATATAGCGTGCAAGTATATTTACGATATTCCTAATGAGTTTACTTTCGATTATTTCAAGGACATTATCCAGACACAGGAGCAGAACTCTATGGTGCTGAGGAACTATAATAGCCTTATAGAATATATCGATGCTAACTATCTTATGTTTGATGATGACAACACACTTAAGCAGTCAAAATGGGGTAAATATACTAAGGATGGGTACATCTGCATTCTACCAGAACGGTTCAACGAATGGTGCCGAAAACACAACATAAATAGCGACACTTTGCTTAAGGGTTTAAAGGCTAAAAATCTGCTTAAAACTACTGGTGAAAAACGGCTAAAATTCAGAACAAATGGACTCACTGGCAGTGGTACCAAGATGTCTTTTATAGCTATTAAGGAAAAACTCGCCGATTTTGTTGATGAACTTGAGGAAGTCGAAGATGGGGCAATGCCGTTTTAATTCAAAATTCACTGGTCCGAGTGGTACATAGTGGTACCATGAGTGGTACTATAAAAATTGCTAGAAAGCCTATGAATGCTATATATATATATAGTAGGTACCACTAGACCACTACTATTACTATATTACCCTTATGTGCGAGATATATTTTTTTACTAAATTAAAAATGTTATCCTACAGATGCCGTTCTACCCTTGAACCAGTGGTACCAGTGGTACCATGGCAATTTAGAGCAACAAACAACAGCACTTTTTTAGGTGCGAATAGGAGGTAACTATTATGAAAGATTACAGTATGTGTATTGATAAAAAAATCATAGATAATGCATCACTTTATAAAGAGGTTTGCGATTTATTAATAGCAGATGATTTTATAAACGAAAACGATTGTTGCGAAACTTATCTTAATATCAGGCTTAAAACTATTATAACGGCACTTATTAACAACGATGCTGAAACTATTCCTTTACTAGACCGTGAATTAATACAGATGATAGACAAGTACGACGACCCAGAGGAATTTAAACAGGCTTATCTTAAACGTACTGACCCTAATGAACCAAATCCTTATGCTGGTATCGTTTTTCCGTTTACTAACGATGAACTTCTTAATCGCAAAGTTGCTAAACGATTTGAAGAAACGATTCAAAAAACTCACACAACGACGCAAACTTAAATAAGTTTACTATTACTAAACCGTATTAAAGGAGGTTAGACAAGATTATGGCAACTAAACATAGCACGGAAAACTTAAAACAGTTTCAAGACCTAACCGAGGCAGAGCAGAGAAAAATATCTACTCAAGGAGGAATAGCCTCAGGAATCGTACGAAAACAAAAAACCTTGTTAAAAGATGCACTAATAATGATAGGAAAAATGGAATTAGACCTACCAGCAGACGAACAAGCGAAGATGGCACTAAAAACCGTGGGAATGGAAGCAACAGAGGAAAATATAATGCTCGCTAACCTATCTACAAGATCCAAGACGAACCATAAAGACTTTGTGGTCTATAGGGACACGATAGGTGAGAAGCCTATTGAAAGGGTCGCTATGGCAGTCCTAGAGGACAAAATGGACAGTGGTGAGATAATGGCTAAATATTTCAACTTTGAAAATGAAGAAGATGACTAGAAATCGACAGAAACAAGCAAACTATCGGAATTTGTCGAAGATAATAGTTGGAAAAAAGAAAAGGAAAAGTATGGCAAACAATAGTAGTTGACTGCTATAACAAAGCTCGCAACATTGAGAATTTAGACTGGTGTAAAACTGCGTTTATAGAGGAAGACTTTTACGATTAAGCAGACTCGCAGACTTGCAAACTCTCGCACAGACTCAGATTTTCGTGGAGATGCTGATGCCGAGATGCGAACATCTGTTCGCAAAATCCAAAACCTGAACACCCGTTCGCATTTTCGGGTCATTGAGCTGGAACGCCAGAGAGTCCACGACCGCCACCGCTGGAGCATAGAACCGCCACCAGGTGATTATATTTACACCTGGCACGACCTGCATCATGATGGCATAAGAAAAGCCCGCTATTACTAGTAGGCTTTTTTTTTGTTGGTTAGTACCTTGAATCAGTTTTGATTGTTTTCTCAAATTTGTCTTGCTCTTTTTGAATTGACATAGAAATATATCTACCATCAATCATTGTTAGATAATCGTTATATTTCCTGTTCGCATTTTCCAAATTAAAAGCAAAATCGATTAATTCGTTATCGTTATAAATCCTATATATCATCGTATATCCTCCATATGCCCGCCGGGGCGGGCGTTGTTATTTATGCTATTTCTTATATGTACAATCTTTATATATCTCTAGCATATTCAAAATATAAAAGTTCTCGGCATCAATAGCTTTTTCAATATCCATATGTAATAAAATCTTGATTGCCTTAATCTTATCCGCTTGCTTCTGCAGAAATTCATCCAACCCGCAAAACTGGATTGCATCCGTTCCGTGGCCTTCAATAAAGCCAAAGTTTTTTTTGCTCAATTCGGTCATGTCATAACCAATTGAGTTGATGTTCTCTTTAATTAATGTTGCTTTTGCTTCTTTGTCGTTAAAATATGTCATTTTTATACCCTCCCAAGTAATATATATGTTGCTATTTGTCTAGCTGTTGGTGCTGCTATGCCGTGGTTTTTAATTAATATTGCTTTTGCTTCTTTTCTGCTCATTTTGCTACCTCCATTTATTTACTACCTGCACGACCTCCAAATCGTGCAACGCTCAGAGCCTAAAGTCTTTTTATGGTCGCTCTGTCGACCTATTGATTATCGCAAGCCGTTAATATTGTTAATAATATCACCAGCGGCAGAATTAAAGTTGCTTTTAATAGTTTCAGCATTTACACCTCCTTTCTTCTTTATTACTATTATATTATACCACACTTTTTCACAAAATGCAATACTATTTGGCAAATTATTTAATAAATATGCAATTCTTTAGCTGTACCCAATTCCCAACCAATCAGCATAATAAAGCACCTGCAAGGTGCATAAGCCCGAACCAATAACACTTGCCCCCCCTTTGTACCCACTGATATTTTCGGGCATATAGACCCGCTCACCTAAAAAAGTAAAATTAAACTCTTGCACCTACTTGACAAAACATAAGAGATGTGGTAAGATGGAGGAAATGGAGGTAGGCATAATGACGGAAACGAGAAAGCCAACGGCAGAAGATAGAGAGCTTATTATAAAGCAAGAAAGAGATATTTCAATTTGCGGAAACATAATTGCGGAAAGGATAGATGGAAAGGGTGATACCTATGGTATTTTAATTGTAGACACACCTTGGTATTCGCCAGAAAGTACTTGGGATTATTATTGCATACACCCGTACGGCAATGAATATTCATCTGGTTTTAGTGTTATTAGGATTAAGAAAGAAACTATAGTGCCATTTTCGTATGATACTTGCGAGAAAAAAGATTTTTGTTATGACAAAGATGATGGGTGCAATTATGTTTTCAAAAAAGAAAGGAGGTAGGATATGGAAAAGAGATTTACGATAATATGTGTAATAGGAAACAGTAAAGAGTTAGAGGGAAAGCGTAGTTTATTAGCGAATGTAGGAGATGGGGTTTTGTGTTATTTTCACACAAGCGAGGCAAAAGAGGTAGAATCGTTTATAGAATCTTTTTTTAAGCCTAACAACAATGATTTTTATTATTTAAATTTAAGTGGAGTAGAAATAGAGGTAAATAATGCAAAAGAAGCAGATTGCGAGTGGTTTTATAAAGTGATAGGTTCTACAGAAGAGGTATCTAAAGAAGAAGAAAGTGTAATAAGTGCAATAAAGGCAACGATAGATAAAAGGTTTCGAGTTATATATGAAGAATGCAAAGATAGCAATCCAGGAATAGAGTTAAAAGCGTATGAGGATATGAGTTATATTGAGAAGAATTTCCCATTGTTAGGAGGAAATATAAAGGAGGTTAGAGTGGAATGAAAAAGATAGTTATGCAGAGTAGGGAACTGACAGCAGAAGAGAGTGGTAGGTTGAGGAACGATGGTAGTCGGTTAATGGATAAGGATAATGTATTACCGATATTGTCCACAAGAGTGTGATTCAAAGATAATAGGAAAAGCTGTTGATAAAACAGTAATGCATCCGAAAATATATAACGGTAGTTATATCAGGAAATTGGATAATCCGTTTAAGGGAGAAGAATATGACACAAAATTTGGAGGTTAGAATGAGTAAAGTATATACAACACTAGGAGCAAGCAATCATACAGACAAAGAAAGAGAATCAAACGATTTTTACGCAACAGACCCTATATCAATAGAAAAGTTGCTTGAAGTTGAAAAGCTAAACAATGATATATGGGAATGTGCGTGTGGAGAGGGACATTTAAGCGAGGTATTAAAAAAACACGAACATAGAGTTTATTCAACTGATTTAATTAATAGAGGTTATGGCATTAGTGGTATTGATTTCTTAAACTGCAAAAACAAATACAAAGGTGATATTGTAACAAATCCACCATATAAGTATGCAAAAGAATTTGTATTAAAAGGGCTTGATTTATTAGAAGATGGTAATAAGTTATGTTTGTTTTTAAAAGTACAATTTCTTGAGGGCATAGCTAGAAAAAAAGAGATATACGATAAGTTTTCACCTAAAACAGTATATGTATTTAGCAAAAGAGTTTTATGTGCTAAAAATGCAGATTTTGAAAGAATGAAAGCTGGAGGTGGCAGTGCAGTAGCTTATGCGTGGTATGTATGGGAAAAAGGCTATCAAGGTGAAACCGTTATAAAATGGATATAGGAGAATAGAAATAATATGACACACGAAGAAACGAGGAAAAGCAAAGAGGGTATGGTGATTAACGGCATAACAGTGTTGCGGTTTAGTCATACGGTAAGGGAAGCCGAGCAGAGCAAGAGTTATTATGTATGTCGGTGTCACTGTGGGCGAGAGTTCGTAGTAGGTGCTAACAGGCTGTATAAAGATGTGCTAAAGAGCTGTGGTTGCATAACAGCGAAGATAGGCAAGGATAATCGAGTGCTGAAAGAGGATATGATGGGATATTTGCGGAAGTACCGAGCTGATGGGCTTAGTTATAGGCGGATAGGTGATAAACTGAAGTACGAGTTTGGAATAGAGGTAAGCCGAACCACGATAATGAAACGGTGTCGTGAGATGGGGGTGTAGATAGCAGACTGGAAACTGGCTTAGAGTAGATTAGAGTAGATTATATGGGATATAGGAGTAAAAAGATATGCAGAGATTAGAAGAAATGCTAGCAGTGGTACTGAAAACGGAGAAGTACTGGAAAGAGCGAAAGAAAACTATAAGTGATAAGATGAAGAACCGAAATAACAAGCTAGTAGCAATGAAAAAAGCTAAGGCAACTCGTTATAGCATAAAGAAAGTAGAAGCGGAGTGGTTTAGTTTAAACAGAGAGTATAACGCAGTACCAGAAACACTGGTAGTAGTACGGCATAGGCGAGATGGTCTGCGTGGAGTGATAGGGCTGATAACTGAACTGGAAACTGCTACAGCGGAGAAAGCTGAGGAGTTAAACAGCTTCGATATAGTATTGAAAAGTTACGAAATAGCAAGGATATGTGATACACTGTACAGTCGTGGAGCTGATTTAATCAAGAATGACCGTAAGTGTTTCAGTGAGCTAGCGTGTAAGTATGCGAAAACGGTAACGGAAGATTTTATTAAGTATTATTATAAAAAGAAAGTATATTTTAAAATGCTAAAGAAGATGTATCCTGATGAAATTGGTGATGATTTATTCGCAAAAAAAATAGAACCTGCGTGGAAAGACTGTTTCGACATAAGGGCAAGGGCGTTTGATTTCGAGTGTTATATGATAGCCTTGGAGTGGAATCGTAAGGAACAGGACAGGTTTTATTTGCCTAGAAGAGAGTGCCTAAGGAATTTGGAGGATATTAACGGGCAAAAGGTAGATTTAGTGGCTGATTATCAGGACTTATTCGATGGTAAACTTGATATACTAACAGTATCACTACCGCAACGGGTTGGAAAGTCAAGGCTGAGTTTGTTTTTTCTGTCTATGTACTGTTTCAAGAACCTGAAGAACAGCATAGTAGGGATTGGACACAGTGCAGGATTGGTTGGTACGTTTTATGAAGAGATACTAATGTATTTCACAACACCTAAAGATTATAGAGTGTTCGAGATATTTAAAGGTCATTTGGTTGGCAAGAATAACGCCGAAAAGGGTACGATTAATATCGACAAGCAGTTGGGTATACCTAGTTTTACTTTCAGAAGTATCGATGGTAATATCACTGGGCAGACTGATGCAAGTTTACTGAACTATGTAGATGATTTGATTAAAGACCAAAGCGAGATAATCAACAAGCGGATAGCAGATAATATATGGAGTAAGTTTAATAATCTGGTTTTAGGTAGAGCAAAACAAGACATACCACTACTGTTTGTAGGAACACTGTGGGGCGATAACTGTCCATTGACAAGGCTGATTGTAGAGTACAAGAACGATAACAACCCTAGGCACAGGTTTCGGCAGTTTGCGTGGTGTAATAGTAAGTTAGAATCGCAGTTCGATTATCAGTACAAGGTAGGGTTTAATACACGGCATTTCAAGAAGCTGGAACGGACAATGAAGAGAGCTGACCTAGCACTATGGAACGCAATGTACATGGGCAAGCCGATACCAAGAGAGGGCAGACCGTTTAATATATTACAGTATTATAAAGACTTGCCAGAGGAAAAGCCTGATTTCGTGTGTGCGTTCGTTGATGTAGCGGTAGCAGAGGGCGGTGATAAGTATTCTATGCCGATAGGTAATGTGTATGAGGGAACTAAGTCGATATATATACACGATGTAATATACAGTAATAGAGGAACAGACTATACGATACCAAGAACAGTTGATAAGATAAAACAGCATAACATAGAGAAAGTGGAGTTCGAGGAAAAAGAGGGAGCTGTCGGCAAAAAGGTTAATTTCGGTATAGCAAGCAAGGTAGATGAGTTGTTAAGGAAAGATAATTACAGATGCGATATAGGGAATCATAGCGGTTCTGGCTTGAAGTCGAAGTTATCTAGGATACTGTCTACGGCAAACGAGATACTGGGCATAGAAACTGATTTCGGTTATAAGATATATTATTTAGATGAGGAACTAAGAGTAGGGAATATGGAGTATAACGATTTTATAGACTGCGTGCGAAATTTCAGTGAGGTAATAGTAAAGCAAGAAGATGATGCACCGGATAGTTTAAGTGGTTTGATATCGTATTGCGTAGATGGCAAGAAGAAAGGCAAGGTAGTGGTGTTGGATAAGCGGAAATGGTTGCCGTATTAAAGTAGTACGGTGAGGCGAAACGGGCTGTAATGGCGAGGATATAGGAGATTAGTGGTATGTAAAACGAAATCAGAATTGGATTTAACGAAGATGGAAAAACTAAAAAGGAGCAGTAAATGAAAAATAACGAAGTAAACATATTAGGCACTATATATAAAGTAATAAATAAAGATTATAAAAAAGAAAAAGCCTTTGTTGAACGAGGAATAGATGGATATTGTGATGGAGTATTGCACGAAATATGTATATGTAATATGAAAACATCTCCTAACTATGAATCAGAGACTAAAGAGTTTTGCAATATTGTAGAAAAACAAATACTAAGACATGAAATCACACACGCATTTTTAAATGAAAGCGGACTGGCAGATAGTGCGTTTGCTTATGACCGTTCTTGGGCAAAGAATGAAGAAATGATTGACTGGATTGCAAACCAATTTCCTAAAATGGTAAAAGCAATGACAGAAATGGAGTGTTTGTAATTAGAAATAAAAAATTATATATAATAACTATATTTGAAGAGGGAAAAGAGGATAGTGATAAACTTGAATTTATCTGTACAAGCTTTAAAAAAGCAAAGCATGCTATACTAAACCATAAAAGCGGATATTGTCCTGGCAATCATTGTGTTTGCTTCCATATAAACGAGGTTATTGCAAATACAAATATAAAACATAAAATAGCGATAGAAATAACCACTTGACAGCTAAAACAAAGTATGCTATAATAATAAACATAAATAACTTGTGTTACTGCTTAGGTATCGCTACGGCAAGGCTACGGCAGTAACAACCATACAGGCAAAAGCGGTGTTTCACAGCCATATAAATTGCGTGGTATAACAGTGGCAGTTCGTTGGGTTCATAACCCAAAGGTCATCGATTCAAATCCGATTCCCGCTACCAAATAATTAATAGAGGTATTATTATAATTGCCTCTATTTTAGTAGTTGACAAATTACAATAAATATGATATAATTAATATTGTTGAATAATATAGGAGGTAACCGTATGTCCACTAGACCAAGTCAGTTCGGGATTAATCGCATATTTACTGATGAAACAGTAAGCGAAAGTACCGTTATAAGCATACTAGAAAAGACATTAGAGAAACATAGAATAAACGCCACCTATATAGAAAAGTTAGATGAATACTATAAAGGCAACCAGTACGATAACATAACAAGTAGCGGTCGTAACATTGATGAAAAGAATGTAGTTAATCTAACAAAGGTTTTTATAGATACAGTTGTATCAATAACATTAAACAAAGAAATAACATATGTAGCTAGAAAAGATATATTTAAAGATGATGTCGAGAAGATAGCGAACTATATGCGTGATGAAGATGAACATACTATAAACTTAGACACTTGTACTAATATGGTTGTAGATGGAATAGGTTATCAGTACTGTTTACAGAACGGTGAAAACGACATTACACCGCACAGTCCGTTCACTATAGGCTTGTTTTCTCCTAAAGATACATACTTAGTAGAAAGCCTTGATATAGGCAATCCAGTGGTATTGAGTGTGCATATAAGCGAGTATGATGACATTAAACAGTATGCTTGTTTTGACAATAAATATAAGTATATAATTAAGAATAGCAAGAAAAGTGGCAAGCTCGAAGTAACCGAAACCACACTACACGATTTGCCGTTCAACCCTATACAGTGCTATAACAACGATATGTACAGATTATCAGCAGTGGCAGATTTAATGGGGTTGCAAGACAGTTTGAACACTTCTATTAGTAACTATAACAACGATGTACTGATAAAAATAAACCAAATATTAGTTATTATAGGTGCTGAACTTGCTCCAGAAGAGGCTAAGAAACTTAAAGAAAGTGGAGTATTGCAGATAACTGGTAAAGATGGTGTTAAGCAAGATGTTAAGTTCGTAAGCAGTCAGTTAGACGGCAGAATTATTGATTTTGTCAAGAACACTGTAGAGATGATGTGTTTAGTAAGTGGTTGTCCTAGCCAAAACGCAGGAAGCCTAGAAACTGGCAAGGCGGTCGAAACAGCTAATGGACATACGATAGCTAATTTTGTTAGTAACCGCAAGGAGCAAGCGTTCCATAAGCCTAAAAGACAGCAACTAGATAATATTATAGCTATATTGAAACGCAAGAAAAAAATAAGCAGCGATATAACAGCAAACGATATAGATATTAAGTTTGATAAGAACAGACTTACTAGCATAAGTGATAATGTTATTAATTTAGTTAAGTTACTTGATGCTGGGATGGAAGAGTATGATGCACTTGTCGTTTGTCCGTTTATAGATGACATATCAAGTGTTGCAGATAGAATTAAAGAAAACAGAGAAAGAATGGGGCTTAAAACTGGTAAAACCGAAGAGGTTATAGTATGAAAAAGATAAGATGCCAAAACTGTCCCAAAGGCATACTGTTCGCTATTTATGATAAAGCCACTAAAGGCAAGATAGAGGGCAAGTGCAGTTGGTGCAAGGCAATATATATTTACGACTTGGAAACTGGGGAGTACGAGCTAGTTTCAAAAAATGTTAGAGAAAACATAAAAACGCAAGAATAGTGAAAGAACACTTAAAAATGCAAAAGGAGAACCATATGAAAGAAGTGAAAGGATGTATGAATTTACAGCTATTTGCAGAACTAGCACCAGTAGAACCACCAGTGGTAGTAGCACCACCAGTTACTCCACCAGTAGTTGAACCACCAGTAGTTGAACCACCAGTAGTAGTTGAGAAAACTGTTTCTAAGAAGATGTTTGATGATACTGCTAGCGATTTAGCTAAGGCTAAGAGAGAGCTAAAAGAACTGCAAAACAAAGGCAAGACAGCAGAGCAAATCAGTGCTGATGAATTGGCGGAAGCTGGAGCTAAACTTTTAGCACTACAAACTGAGTTTGAAGAAACTAAGTTAAAGTCTAACAAATCACAAGCATTAAGTGCAGTTGCTGAGGCTAAAGCTAAAATTTCTTTGAAAGAAGATAATAATAGTTTCGAGTTATTAATTGATGCTATTACTAGTAGCGATAGTGAGAAAACTACTGCTAATTCTTTAGAACTAAGTAAGCTAGCTTTGGCTATTTACGAAAAAGGTGTTAATGATGTTAAAAGTGGTGATTATAATAATATGACTAACGGTGTTAAGACAGGTGACCCTAGTGTAAAGTCTACTTATGGCGAAAGGATAGCAAAGAATAATGCAACTGCTGATAACAGTAGTATAAAAGATAAATATAAATAAAAATAAATAGAAAAGGAGAACTAAAATGGCAATAACAACAGAAACGCTTACAAGCGACAAGAATATTCTTATTGGTCCAGACCTAGCCTATAGCATTGGCGTACAAGTTACTAATACTAACTTAGTAGCAGATGATGATGGTAAAAAGATAATTCTTGCAGGAACACCTATCGGAGGTAAGACTTCAGCATTAGCTAATAGGCAAACAGTATTGATTGCTACTAATAACGCAGATACTGAAACAGCAGCAGCAGTAGCAGCAACTTGTGTGGTAGCAGCAGCTAGTGCAACTACAGACATATTAACAGTAACCGCAGCACCAGCAAGCATAGCAACAGCAGGTAATGATTTAAGTATAAACTTAACGACAGCAGCAGATGATGTATTAGCGGTTTCAGCAACTGGAGCAGTTATAACAATAGCTTTAGCTAACTCTACAGCAACTAAGAATACAGCAGCATTGATTCAAGTAGCAATAAGAGCTTTGTCAACAGTTGATGAAGTAGCAGTAGACGCATTTACATGTGTAGCTGGTGGAAGTTGGGATAGTGCAGCAATAGCAACAGCAGAAACTGGTGCAGTAGACTTTACTGGTGGAACTGAGGCAGTACCTGGACCATCTAGCGGTCAATATTCACAAGGTGTAGCATTACACGATGTTGATGTTACAGATGGTCAAGCTAATGGAGAAATGGTAGTATCTGGTTTCGTTGATTCTGAAAAGATTACAGCAATAAACCCAGCAGCTTCTACAGAACTAACTAAAATAACATTCCAAAAGGGGGTTAATAAATAATGGCTAATATTTATGATATAGTAACCAGCAAAGAAATAGCTAGTTATTGGACAGAAAGTTCAAGAGAGAGAGTGCCATATTTTGGTGCAAGCAAATTCCCTGTCAAGAAGAAATTAGGTTTAGATTTATCTTGGATTAAGGGTGCTAAAGGTTCGCCAGTTTCATTAAGCCTATCAGCTTTTGATTCTAAGGCAATTCCTTTAAACAGAGTTGGCTTTAAAAAATTATCAGCAGATATGCCGTTCTTCAAGAATAGCAAAAATATTGATGAAAAACAAAGACAAGAATTAAACAAAGTTATTGGTTCTGGCAATGCAACTATAATTGATATTATCATAAACCAAATATTTGATGATAAGAGTTCTCTAATTTCTAACGCACTTGTTGCACAAGAAATGATGAGGATGCAAATTTTAACTACTGGCTCTTTAGCTGTTGCTAATAACGGGCAAAGTTATAGTTATGATTATGGAGTTCCAGCTGATAACAAGAAAACACTTACAAACACAGCGAAATGGGATGCTCCAACTACTGCCGACCCAATAAGAGATATACTTAGCTGGCAAGAAATAGTTACTGAAAGCACTGGCGAAACTCCTACTGAATTATTAATGAACTCTACGACACTTAGATTAATAGGTAAGTGCGATAGTATTAAAAACGCAATATATGTTATGGGTAACGGCAAAGTTGTACCTAGTACTAGTGCGGTTAAGAAGTTTATACTTGAAGAAACTGATTGTATTGTTTATACTTATGATAAAGGCTATAAGAACGATTCTGCTGTATTCACCAAGTTTGTAGCAGACAAAATTGTTGTTGTTATGCCATCATCTAATTTAGGTGACACTTTTGTGGGAACAACACCTGAAGAAAGCGATTTAATTAATGATAGTTCAGCTTCAGTTGACATTGTAGAAATGGGTATTGCAATAACTACATCTAAAGAGATTGACCCAGTTAATGTAATGACAAAAGCTAGTATGATTTCACTACCATCATTCGAGTTGGCAGATTCAGTTGTAATAGCTACAGTAGCGTAAGGAGTAGTATAATGAGTTGGGTAAAAATCAAAGATACAAACGGTAATGTGCTAACTGTCCCAGAAACAGCGTTTAACGATAGTTTCAAGAACAACGGTTGTGTATTAGTTAAAGATGTCAAAGACAAACCTGTCGTTATTCCTGCGGTAGCAGTAGCACCTACGTTTGTTAAAGAACCGTTACTTACAGATAAACCACTAATGGCTGGTGGTTTGGTTATGGATACTAAAATAGTAGCGAAACCAGCACTTAAAGGCAAGGCAAACCCTTTCAAAAAATCTTAGAGGTGGTATTATGATAGATTATGATACAATTAAAGAGAATTTAGAGCTAGAAATACTAGCTAACGGGTTGGAGGTAGTTAATAATACATTAGCTATCTCTGCTGACCCGCTTATTAAGTCTAAAATAATATCTAAGAAAATACAAGATGCCACTATGCGAGCTTACAATAAACGCAGAGGTTCTAACGCCACTGATGTTTATACATTCGATATGTTCGAAGATGAAGCTGATAAATACCAAACAACGATTACTAATATGGCTTACACAGCTTTTACTAAAATCGGTATTGAGGGTGTGTTGGGTAATTCAGAGAACGGAATATCTAACAGTTACGAGAGTGGTGGCTTATATTTGAAAAGTGATTTAGCTAATATAATGGAAAAGGCTGGTGTATTATAATGGGTAATGTTATGAACACAAAACTTAAAAGTAATATATACCTATGTAAGAAACTAACTGCAACTACTTGGGGCGAGCCTGTTATTTATAGGTTTAATATATTTCAAGTAAACTCTAGCACTAAAACGGAAGAGTACGGCACTAACTTCACGAGTGACTTAAAAATAATGTGTACAACTGATGAGAGTGTTTTGTTTTCTGTTGGTGACAAGATTTATTACAAGAAAACACCGCCTACAACACATAATAACTTGCAGAACAAAAAGGCTGATTCTAATTATATGATAAAACAGCTACCAGTTATTGGGTTGAACTTTTGCAAGGTATATCTTAATAACATTAAAGGTAGATAGCATTATGGCTGATGTATTAGTTAATATTAGGCGTAAGCTGGACAAGCTAGCGGACTTGCCAACTTTGACAGACACAATCGCAAGGACTGTCGCAGAGAGAGGCAAAGACATAGCAAATAAGAATTATTCAAGAACACACGTTAATATGCCGACCGAACCTAGTGTGTATACAACAAGTCAAGGTAAAGGCAAGACAGAAATAATTGCTTACGGTGATGGTATAGCGTTTGAAGAGTTTGGAACTGGTACTAAGGGCGAAAATTCACCTCACCCTAGATTACCTAAAGTTAATGTGCCTATAACGGGCAAGTGGATATATAATTATCCTAGTACGTTCAAGAAAACTAACAAAAAAGGTGGAATTTATTGGGTTTATGCTGGTCGAAACAGAAACGGACAGATTGCAGGTAAGCAGATGTACGAAACAGCGATTGAGTTAAGGGCTAACATACCTAGTATAGTAAAAAAAGTTATTAAGGAGTTATAAATGCTTGATTTTATAGAATGGCTAACAACATATATAAACACTATCCTTAATAGTGATGCCGATTTCGATGGTGCTGTATTCCATACAGTGTACGGTTATGCGTATGATAGCGAGTTTGAGTTCCCACAAGTAACGATACAAGTTATAAACGATAGTGAGAACGAAAGCTACACAACATTCGATGGCGAGGAAGTTAGTAATTTAGGCTTACAAATTGATTGTTTCGCACAAGAAATGAGTATTGACTTAACTATAACTGAACCGCAAAGGGCTTGCTTAGTAATTAGCGATAAGATTAAGAAGATATTTCAAGACCTTAAAACAAACAAAGTAAAGACCGAAATACTTGGAGTTACTAGAACTGGACATAACTTCTCAATGCCGATAGATAATGGTGAGCAGTTATATAGAGTAATATCTAGGTATAATTTATTAATAAACGAATAGGAGATAAGATGAAGTCAAACGAACAAATAAAACAAGAGTTAGAAAAAGAATATGAAGAATTGAACAAAAAATATTTAAAACTTGATAATTTTGGGTGGACAGAAGAATTTAAACAATTGCCACAACTACATCAAGATTTATTAAATTTACAGAACGATGCAATGAATAGCTATTGCTATATTTTGCAAATGCGAATTAAAAACTTATAAAAAATAGGAGGTAACCAAAAATGGCAATAGCAATAACATCTGCTGGTATACAATTTTACTACGCAGTAGAAGCAACAGCAGGCACAAGACCAACAGCATTGGCTGATTACACAGCAATTAAAGGCATAAAATCTCTACCTACAACGGAAGAATCAAGAACAACTTATGATGTTACTCCACTAGAGGAAACAGTGCAAGAACTAGAAGTTGATGGATTACTAGGTGCGTCAGGAGAATTAGAAATAACAGCAGTGGGTTCTGAAACCTTTTATACGGCTTGGAAAGCATTAGTAGCTGCTTATGCTGCAGGAATAGCTGATGGTGGAAAATCTACTTGGTTTACAGCTGTAATACCAAACCTTACTGAGAGTTGTTATTATACAGCAAAACCGTTTGCTATGACATCACAACTAGCGTTAGACACAGGAAGTGCTGTAGATTTTGTTGTTAAAATACTAAAAACTAATACTTCAGCATATTTTGCAATACCTACAACAGCACAAAACTAAACTAAAATCATAAATTAAGGAGAATTAAAAAATGAACAAATTAGTAAGAGAAATATACTTCGGTGATTATAACTTTAAGTTATCACCTACAAAAGAAATATTTAAATGCACAGTAAGAGAGTTTCCTGATTTCTTTGACAATATGCAAGAACAAAAAAAAATAAAAAATAAAAAGTTTTCAGAAATGGTTTGCGATGGTAGCATAGATAAAACTATGGAAGAACAAGCAAAGGTTGTTGCGTTCTCTATAAGAATGATGTTGAGAGAATACGAAAAAACTATTACTGATGATTATATTATGGCGTTAATGGATTATGTTGATAACAGTGGTAAAAATAATAAAGTTGAATTTGCTGCTATGGTTATGGAAGTACTGTTATTGGGTTTTACGAACGACAGTCAAAAACCAAAACTGAAAATGTCAATGAAGTAAACAGTAATGGTGAAGAAACTGTAAATAATGATAATAAAATAATAGATTTAGTTGAGTATATGGAAACTGAACTTTTAGAGAGTGCTTTGCTTTATGGTATGACTGTAGAGCAGTATTGGCACGATAACCCACAGCTATATTTTAGGTATAGAAATGTTTTTATACAGAAACAAAAAATGATAAGTCATAATATTTGGCAACAAGGTGCAGTTATTAAATCAGCACTTATGAGTAGTCCTTTAGTTGTTATAGGTATGACAGATACTAAGAAGTATAAAGTGCCTAAATACATTGAAGAACCTAAGTTTGATAATAATAGCGAAAACCTAGATAAAGATGGTAACAAGATTTTAACAGAAAAAGAAAAAGAATTTGAACGACTAAAGGCAAGAATATTTTTCGACAATTTAAACTAAAGGAGATAGTGCATTATGGAAACCGAAAGGCTAGTTATATATATAGATGTCAAATCTAATAAATCCGATAATGCACTTAAATCTGTTAATAGTAGTTTAACAAAAATAAATTCAAACTTGCAAAGTCAAACTGCTATACTTAAAAAGTCTGGAGAGTCTTATTCTAAATTATCTACTAGGATTATTAAGACTGTTACCAGTTTTAAAAAATTCAATAATGTACTTAACAAAAAATCAGGCGTAACTTCTATGAACAAGAATTTAGGTCTTTCTATAGCTAAGTTTACTGCTGTTATTTATGGCTTGAAAAGAATTACTAACGCTTTCGCTGGGTTTATTAAAGAAAGTAACTCTTATGTAGAGAACTTAAACCTATTCCAAGTAACATTCGGTGACCTTAATAAAGAAGCACTAGCTTTTGCGAAAAACTATTCATCAGCACTAGGGTTAGACCCTAGTATTGTTATGCGTGATATGGGTTTCTTCAACCAAATCGCAACTGGTTTTGGTCTTGCAACAGATAAAGCCTTTGCTATGTCTAAGACACTAACACAGATTTCTTACGATTTAAGTTCGTTCATTAACATACCGATTGCTGATGCGGTTACTAAGGTGCAATCAGGTATTGCTGGCGAGTTAGAACCACTTAGAAGAGTTGGTTACGCACTTGATGAAGCTACCCTACAACAATTGGCATACAGTAAGGGTATAAATACATCAATTAGGGCTATGACACAAAAAGAAAAGGTTCAATTAAGAGCAGTAGCTATTTATGAACAGTCTACTAATGTATTGAATGATTTAGCACAAACAATAGAAAGCCCAGCTAACCAATTAAGGGTTTTAAACCAACAAATAACATTGTTGAAACGGTCAATAGGTAATGTATTCATACCTATGCTTAATAAGGTTATACCATACCTAAGAGCATTTATTGAAGTTCTTACAGATAGCTTTAATGTTATGTCTAAGTTCTTCGGGTTTGAGATACAAGGGGCAAGAGAAGCGGCAGCTACTAACTATTTAGACAGTGTAACAGCTAGTGCTGAAGAAACAGAAAAGGCTTTGAGCAAGGCTTTATTCTCTTTCGATAAGTTTGAAACACTAGGTGGTGCTAGTACAAAAACTGCTACCGAAACTACATCTACTATTGATATTGACATTCCAGAGTATGACGCACTTGTTGGATTGACTGGTAACATTGATGACATAAAAGAGCAAGTAGAGGGATTTATTCCAACTCTACAGACGATAGGTGGGTTAGTAGCTGCAATAACAGTATCTAAGTTATTAGGTAGCTTGTCTTTAGTATCGCTATTTCTTAGTGGGATAGCACTAGCGTTTATAGCTTTATACATTGAAGATGAAGATTTTAGAGAAAGCATTGATGCTTTGGGTGTATCTTTAAAGGCAGCGTTTGAAAAAGCAAAGCCAGCTATTCTTTGGGTTTGTGAGGGAATTGTTTGGTTTATAGAAAAGTTTGTAGAAGCAACTGCGTGGGTACTTGATTTCTTAGAACAAAACAGAGTGTTAGCAGTAGTATTAGGTGTATTAGCAGCAGCAATATGGGTTATAAACATAGCTATGGCAGCTAATCCTGTAGGTTTATTAATTATTGGCATAGGTATCTTAATTGGATTGTTTGCGTTATTAGTTAATTGGATAGTAAAAAGTTGGGATAAGATCAGCCTATTTGTTAAGAAAGTTGTTAATTTACTTGTAAAAGATTGGGATATAGGTATAAAGCATATAGAAAAAATAGAATATGAACCTTTACCACAGTACGCAACTGGAGGTTTCCCACAAAGCGGAAATGCTTTTATTGCAAACGAGAGTGGTACATCAGAATGGATAGGAAAGAACGGTAACAGTTCCGCAGTAGTTAATGACACACAAATGAGCGATATTATGCAACAAGCCGTAAAGCAAGGCGTAATACAAGCACTAGCACAAAGTGGCAATAAGAACACTGATAGGGAATTAGTTATCAATATAGATGGGCAAGAGTTAGCAAGGGCAAATACAAATAATCAACTTGATGCTTTTAGCGAAGTTGGGATTGTACTTAATTAGGAGATAGATATAATGTTTGAGAAAGGTAAATTGTTTATTCATAACAGTGATGAATATTCTGAATATATAGTATCAGATAAAAATATAAAAAACGATTGTGTTAATCATAAAGTAATGGAAGAAGCAGTAAAAAAAGCTGTAACTGAAGCACTAGCTAAAAACGCTTATAAAGTAGAGGTGCATAATGGCAAATAACACAATACCAGAAAACACAGTTATATTAAGTAGACCTGACTTTAACGAGGCTGTTACTCTTACTTCAGCTAAGGTTAGCGATATAAGTACACTTTTTAATAAGGCTTATGTCGGCAATGCTAACCCAGAAGAGGGTAGGGCTTTAAATGGTAGTATGCCAGATATAGACAATTATTCTACAGCAAGAGTGCCTAGAGTTAAAGTGTTGTGTAATTATACTGATATAGCTACTTATAGACTGTTTTACGAATTTATTAATAACCAAAAATATAATCAGTTCTATGCAACTTATTATGATGAACACACAAACGAAGTAGTAACTAAGGCTATGTACTCATATCCTAGCGAGTTTGCTGAGTACCACCGAAAAGGCAGAGAGATATTAGGCGTGTTTGGTTTAGAAGTGAACCTAGTAGGCACACTGAATACACTGGATAGCTATCACATAGTTTATAATGATAATATTGATGGTAGTGGTGCAACAGTAGTGCAAGGAGATTTATCATACGGTGAAGCAGTACTGTTAAAGGATAATGCTGAATTTACTGTTGCTGGAAAAACTATAGAAGAATGGAACGACAAAGCTGATGGAACTGGTAGAAGTTATCCTACATCAAGCTATCAAATAATGTATAACAGTTTGAACCTATACGCAATATATAGCACTACAACTCTTTACACTTGCACATTTAATTATCAAGGTGCAGTACAACCAGCTAGTGAGGAAGAAACTAATACTGAAAACTGGTTGCCTAGCAAAGAAGTTATGTTAGGAAGTCCTATAGGAGTATTGCCTATACCAACTTATAAAATAGAAAACACAGCTGAAGAAGAAGTTACAGTATATACATTTGGACAGGAAGAACCACTAACAGTAGGTGGTTGGACTAACATACCATACGACAAGTATAGAGATAACGACACAGCATATAAAACTGACTTCTTGGACAAAATAGCTAATGGTACTATTACACTATACACAGACACTCCAGCTACTAATTGGGGTATAAAGGGTGATAGCACATTATATGCGTTATGGTTCTCAGTAGACCAAACATTGTCTTACGATACTACTGGTGGAGAAT